CTCGGTTCTAAAAGCAGTGTTCTTCCAGATGGACCTCCTTGTTGTCAGCAACTAACAGAATTTGGAATACCAGAGGGTGGTCGTAATATGACTCTTCTAAATATTGGTATATACTATAGAAAATGTTCTCCTAATGATTGGAAGGAACTACTGGAAAATCACAACATGGACTATTGCAATCCACCATTACCAGCGAGAGAAATAGTTTCTATTCAAGAACAGCTTGAAAAAAAAGATTATGCTTTTACGTGCAAGCAGGAACCCTTGCAAAGTCATTGCAATAAGTCCTTATGTCGTAGTCGTAAATTTGGAATAGGGTTTCACAACTCTCATCCTGTAGTAGGAGGGTTAACAGTTGTAGAGTCTGAACCTCCTGTTTGGTTTATTAATGTAGATGGAGCAAGGCTCGAACTGTCTACTAAACAGTTACAGATGCAGGTTGAGTTTCAGCGTGCTTGCATGGAACAGATGTATAAAATGCCAGCTAAGATGAAGGATAATGATTGGAGGGACCTGATAGACACTTTGTTAAATGATGCAACACGTATTTCAGTTCCTGATGAACTTACACACAGAGGACTGTTTATAGAATTAGTTGAGTCTTTTTGTACATCTAGAATCTCCGCTCATAGTCCAGAAGAGTTATTAACCGGGAAGCCTTGGACAGAAGAAGGTCTTACTTATTTTAAACTTAGTTCTTTGCAAGATTTTTTAAAAAGAAATGGATTTACGCATTATACTCGTGGTCAAATAACAGAACGTCTTAAAGAAATGAATGAGGGTGTTGAGGCGGACAAGACTTACAGATTTAAAGATAACCAAGATAGATGGAAATCGGTTAGAGTGTGGTTCGTGCCAGAAATGAATAGAGGAGAAGTAGATCTTCCAGAAGTTACGTTTGAACCAGAAGATCCACCATTTTAATGAATGAACGTTGGCTAGATTGTCCGTGGTGTGGAAAAGTCACCAGAACTTTATGGGAAGGTGACGATGAATTATGTTTGTCTTGTAAGAGAGTAGTAAATGCAAAGCGAAACGATACTGGGACCTCCAGGAACAGGAAAGACACAGACTAACTCCAATCGTGTCCGTGATTGTATTCAAGAGGGGATAGATCCTAATCGCATTGCGTGTGTTTCGTTTACACGTAAGGCGGCGGCAGAAAGTCGTGAACGTGTATCAAACGACTGGAACATTGACGAGCAAGATTTACCTTACTTTCAAACGTTGCATTCCATGGCGTACAGAGCAGGTGGATACAAGACAGATGACGTTATGTCGCCAAAGGATTTAAAGACTATCGGTATGGCTACTGGCGTATCTTTTGGAGTCAAAAACGCTAACACCGAAACAGATTTTGATAATCTAGGTGTATCCATGGGTGATAATTACATGAATTTGTATCATCTGTCTCGAAGTAAAAAATTACCGATTGAAGAAATGTATCGTATTACAGGAGATTACAATCTAAATTTTTCAGAACTAAATAGATTAGTTCGCGCTTATGAAGATTACAAGAACGCATATCACAAAATAGACTTTACAGACATGATAGAAAATTTTGTTGCATCAGATGTTTGTCCTGACATTGATGCACTATTTGTTGATGAGGCACAGGATCTGTCCACACTTCAATGGTCCATGGTCAATGTTCTTAGGAAAAACCCTCGCATACAGGTATTCACTGGAGATGATGATCAGGCAATTATGAATTTTCAAGGAGCAGATGTTAAAGCTTTTCTAAATGCAACGGAGAAGAAGACAGTTCTAAATCAATCGTACCGTGTTCCTGAAGCAGTGTGGGATCAGGCACAGAGTATTGTTAATAGAATACACGGTAGAGCCCCTAAAGAATGGTTTCCGAAAGAACGTGCGGGAAGTGTCAGGTATCATCAAAGTTTATGGGACATACCGCTTGGAGAAGGAGAGTGGTGTCTTATGGCAAGAACTAATAGAATTGCTTCTTATTATGCTTCACAATTAAGGGATGAAGGATGGGTATATAGCCGTAATGGTCATCCTAGTATTCCAATTAAAACGTATGAAGCTATTATGGATTGGGAAACTTGGTCCAAGGGTACTTCCATATCTCCTTCCAAGATTAGAAATATCTATACCTTCATGAAAGTGGGTAAGGGTTTTCAAAGAGGTTATGGTCCAAGGTCTAAAACACTTTTGATTATGGATGAAGAGGGTGTTTACAACATGTCTTATGCCAAAGACAATTTAGGATTGTTAGTTGATGGATCGATTAGATGGCACAGAGCTCTTGAAAAAATAGATCTAGAAACTAAAAACTACATTCTTAATGCCCTGAGAAGGGGAGATAACGTTAAAAGTCCTCGTATAAAAGTAAGCACTATACATTCTATGAAAGGTGGAGAATCAGACAATGTTATAGTCATTCCTGATATTTCTTATGCGGCTCATAAGGAGTATCAAAAAAATCCCTCTATAGAGCATAGAGTTTTTTATGTTGCCGTTACAAGAGCCAAGCAAGCTCTTCACGTGCTTTATCCAACAACCAATAGGAATTATGTGATATGAAACCAGAAGAAATACTAAACAAAGCTGCATCATTAGTTAGCGGAGATCGTGCCAAGCAACATGGAGATTATACCCAGCAACATAAAAGAGTAGCCGATTTATGGAGTGCTTATTTAAAAACACCTATAAGCGCACAAGAAGTAGCTTTCTGCATGGTTTTGTTAAAAATATCCAGAGATGAACTAGGATCTCCTAATATGGATGATGGAGTGGATGCATCTGCATACACTTCCATATGGGCAGCATTGTCTCAAAAAGATGCGTGAAGATTTATTTGACGAAAAAGTTTGGTCTCCTCCAGAGCATTTGCCAGATTTATCTGGTGAAAAGCTTATGTGCATTGACGTAGAAACAAAAGATCCAAAGATAAAAGATCTGGGTCCAGGGTGGGTTAGACAAGATGGAAAGCTTATAGGAATTGCTGTTGCTGTTTCTGGATGGAGTTCCTATCTTCCTATTGGTCATGAGGGAGGAGGAAACATGGCTAAGAGCCTTGTTCTTGGATGGCTTCAAGACCAGCTTAACCATGGCATGTCCGTTGTATTTCATAATGCTCAATATGACTTGGGTTGGTTGTTATCAGAAGGAATAGAGGTCAAAGGAAATATTCTTGACACTATGGTTGCTGCACCAATTCTCGATGAGAATAGATTTAGTTACTCTCTTAACTCATTGGGTGCGACATATCTGGGGCAAAGAAAAAAAGAAGAAGATTTAAAACGTGCGGCAGATCAACATGGTGTAAATGCAAAAGCAGAAATGTGGAAGCTTCCAGCCGAAAGAGTTGCCTTATATGCAGAAGGAGATGCAGAACTAACATTAAAACTATGGGACGTTCTTCATAACAAACTAAAAGAAGACAATTGTCAGGACATTTTAGAAATGGAGTTGTCTTTATTACCTCTTGTATTTGAAATGAGAAAACGTGGGGTTCGAGTAGACTTGGACAAAGCAGAGAAAACAAAAGCCTATCTTCTGTCTAAAGAGAAATCAATTTTAAAAGAACTATATGATGAAACGGGCGTTCACATTGAACCATGGAACGCTAAAAGCCTTGCTTCTGCCTTTGAAAATCTTAACTTATCTTATGAAAGAACACCTAAGTCAGATGCTCCAAGCTTTACAAAACACTTTTTGAAAACTCACGAACATCCGATTGCTAAAAAAATTCTGGAAGTTCGAGAGTATAATAAGGCAAATACAACCTTTGTGGATACGATTCTTAATCATCAGCACAATGGTCGCATCCATTGTCAGTTTAATCAGTTGCGCTCAGATGAAGGTGGAACTGTGTCTGGACGCTTCTCGTCAAGCCATCCTAATTTACAGCAAGTTCCCTCTCGGCATCCAGAAATCAAAGAACTTATTAGGGGTTTATTTCTGCCAGAAGAAGGATGCAAATGGGGAAGTTTTGATTACAGCTCCCAAGAACCCAGGTGGCTGATGCACTATGCCTCGATTGCTCCTGCAACTAAAGATAATGACAGGGTAAAAGAGATCGTGCATGAGTATCAAAAGTCAGATGTAGACTTTCATCAGATCATGGCAGACATAGCTGATGTAGATAGATACCAAGCAAAAATTATAAATCTTGGAACCATGTATGGTATGGGAGTTGGTAAGTTAGCATCTACTTTAGGAGATATACCTTTTGAAGAAGCCAAAGCAATACGAAATGAATATGATGAAAAGGTTCCTTTTATTCGTGCCCTAGCATCCTCTGTAATGGATGCGGCTTCTAAACGTTGTGAGGTTAGAACTTTGTTAGGACGTAAATGTCGTTTTCCAATGCGTGAACCCAAAGGTTTTTCAATTAAGTCAAAAACATTAATCCATGCAGAAAAGCTAGAGGAGCAATGGAAGGAAATCATAGATACCCCGTTAGAAGAGAGACCAGATGATTGGCACAAAAAAAATCCACAAAACTATCAGGTTGCTTTTGTGTACAAGGCTCTTAACCGATTAATACAAGCATCAGCGGCAGATCAAACTAAAAAAGCTATGCAGAACTGTATTGGCAATGGTCATTGGCCCATGCTTACTGTTCACGATGAACTTTGTTTTTCTATAGAGAGTGATAAACAAGTTGTTGAAATTAAAGATATTATGGAGAACTGCGTACCAAAAATGAAGATACCTTCTAAGATAGATGTAGGACTAGGAGAGAATTGGGGGTTAGCTAAATAGTAGAACCATCATAATCGTTTTCAGCAAAACCTCCGTATCCACCAAGGTCATCATCACTATCCACATCAGAGCTTACTTCAGCACCTTGTGCGGGATCTCCTGTACGGCCAGCTCCCGTACTAAATATTCCAGAACCTTGTGCGGGATCTCCTGGGAAACCTGCAAGATCCATATTATAATTACCAAAAGCTGCATTAAACATATCGTCTCTAACTTTACCCATTATACCTTCATTGTGTATATTTAAAATATTTTGACTTCGTTCTTGTAGTGATGGTGTGAATGGAATCATAGAAGAAAGAAAATCTAAAAAGCCAAGCTGGTTCTTTTTTGGAACTCCGTAGTCGTCAAGTTGTTTGTTTAATTGAGAAAAGTCTAAAGCATTAAAAACACCTTGACCAAGAATACCAGTTACAGGATTAATCTTACCAAGTGCGGATGCTACTTTAAGTCCTGCTTGTCCAATATTTAATGGATTTGGATTTTCTAAAGTATCTGTTAACTTATTTACAAAAGGAGCTATAACCTTATCCTCTACATTTCCTGTTAAATTCATTATTCCTCTCGTAAAAGCATTATCAGGAAGTGGATATTCATTTACTGTATCAAAAGGTTCTTTTTTATCAAATCTTATACTGTCTATAGCATTTATAGTTGCTTGAATAATAGGATCATTAATACCAATTTCTTGTAAACTTTGTGAGTCAGGAACTAAAGAATTAAATACTTGACGTTGAGTTTGAGTTTGAGGAGGAGGAGACTGCAACTCCTCATAAGAAACTGGATCGTTACTTATTTGACCAGATCTTCTCAATAACGCTTCTGAAACAGTATTAGCCATTAGAAAGAAACTCCATTAACCTAAAAATTAATTGTGTAACCTAACCGTGCATTAATGAAAGAATACCTGGCCCAACAGGAGCCTCTACAGATCCTGAAACCATACGATCAGACCTGTTTGGTTCAAAATACTGAAATCTAGCTCTGGGAGCGTTGTCTTCAAACATACCTCTTAGAATTTGACCTTCTCCTCCTATTCCTCTTAATATGTTTGTATTGACAATGTTTTCTTTAAAAGGAGTAGTAACTTCCTGTTTCGATTGACCATAAGAAACATTAACCTTTTCTGGTCTTAAAACTCTTTCCATAAACTTAGGCAACACCTTTCTAGGTAAATGGGCCGCTATCCCAACATTATATGAAGACTCATCTATTTTTAAATTTTCTACAGGAGTTCCTCTTTCTTGCATAAACTTTATAAATTCTGAAGGCATTCCTAAAGCTTCAGGAGTTCTTTCAGAAGAACCTGAAAAATAATTTCCTGAAAAAGTAAGAGGTCCTACAGGCAAACCCTCTCCTGGAGTTCGAATGTCGAATCGGGACTCTTTAGTGCCATCTTGATTTAAAGAAGAGAAACCTCCTATTCTTTCAGCCATTAAAAAGGAACTCCCTGACAGCAATCACCGTCCGTGATTGATTTACAATTAACGCACTGATAGTGTCCATGGACAAAGATCTTTGATTCACGGCACCCACAACTAGGACAACGATTCCCAAGTTCGTCCATCAAACCGCTTTGAATCTTTTCTGTTTCTGTCTTCAACATAACTACAATGCACCCATCCTGAGTCTGGCACATCCTTCTTATAAAATTCTAATATCAACTGGTCATAATCTAAATTATCTTTTACCCACATTGCAAGTTCAAGATTAGGAACACCAGGTATTTCAAAATCAACAGCTTGACCTTGTATATGCTGTGATTTACTGGAAGATCCAATTTCCGTGTTTAAAGGTAAAGAACGGAAACCACTCGAAGGTGTAAACGGTATACCGTAATGAACCCTAACGGGTTCCAGTATGTTCTCGCATACCCTTTTTAAATTTTCTATTTCTCTTTCGTTAGGTTCGTTTTTAATACCCTTACGAACTGCTGTCTCGGATCTAGTCAGTTCTTTTAAAGAGAAGTGTGTTGAAAGTCTTATCATTGTATCCCCATTAATTTTTTAATTTCTTCATTACGCAACATTTCTTGAGGTTTTTGTTGTTTAAAGATACTAGGCACACCTCCTTGAAGGTTTTTTCTTGTTGGATCAAATAAATTAGGACTAATTATAGGTGTTCTAGTAAATACACGTTCAGGATCAGCTAAACTTTCTTTAGCTGCTCTACTAAATTGAATATTTTCTTGTTCTACAGCTTTCCGTCCTTCACCTCCTATCTCTGCTAAAATTCCGCTTCCAGCCAAAAGAGATGCTTCAGAGGCAAAAATAGACCCTAGTCGGTTAAGATTGTAAATATATTTTCCTTGAGATTTAACAGAATTTAAATCAGGCAAATTAGCTCCTAATTTAATAGCCTCTTCATATTCTTTTTTTCTTAATCTTGGAGAAGTAAGAAGTTTTAGAACACTATTATTTCTCATAAATCTAGATAGACCTACGATAGTAGCCAAACTGGTCCCAGCAGTTATAAGAGATCCTTTCACGGCAAGAGCTATTAAAGCTATAGCCGCAGGAGCAGCAGCAATACCACCAAAACCTTTAATTGGAATATCTGAAACTTTAATAGCATCGTCAGATAACTTATTAAGATTAGATACTACGTCATCTCCAAGTATAGTGCTAAGAGCTCCATTTTTGTTTTGTTTTAATATTACGTCTTTTAATGCTCTTCCCCATTCACCTCCTTGAATAGTAGCCTCATTGAAACCTGGTTTAGCAAGGGAACCACGGATAAGGTTATTCATAACCATATCTTTTACGCCACCTGCTTTTTCTAACTCATCAATTCCAACAACAGTTTTTAATCTATTATAAGAATTAGGGTTGTCTAACAACCCAGATACTAACTTAGAAGGTGTATCTATCCTACCTGATCTGATAGAAGATAAAACAGCATCTTTAGACTCTAAAGTTGCTCTTTCTGTAATTTCTTTTAAAGTGTTTACTTGAGCTTTTAAAGATTGATTTGTTAAAGTAGGCAACGCTTCAAAAAGTTGAGCCGCTGTATTTTCGTCAAGAGAATTTACTTGAAACGCTTCCATAGCCTCTCTCATAGATTGAGCGTTGGCTTTTCCAAATAGTGTGTTCTGAAGATCATCTCCTAAAGACGTAAACTTTGAAGCAAAATCAGAAGGATTAAATTTTTTTAAACTATCTGTGGCTGAACTTTTAGTTTTAGCTATCCAAGTTTTAGCTAAAGAATTTCTAACAGACTCTCTCATTAATTGAGGATTAATTCCTGATTCAGCTAGTTGAGATAAATTATCTAACTCTTTAAGATAAGCTTTTTTCTGAGATACTCTAAAAACATCTTCTGCAGGAAGATCATCCATAAAACCTCTGATTTTAGGTATTATACCGTCTAAACCAGAACCTGCTACAAGTTCTTCCGCTGCAGTAAATTTATCTGCTTCTACTAATTGTTTAACATTATTTATTAAATTGTTTGCACCAGGAGAAGCTAGTTTTTGAGTCATATTTTTTGTTGGGGTTACAGCGTTTAAATACATTGCTAATTTAGGAGCGTTACCTGGTTGGACAATTGAATTTAACACATCAATATTACTAGTAAAAAATTTGTCTTTTGCTTGTTTAAGAATAGTATTTACAGCCGTATTATTAAAAGTTTCTTGTCCTTCTCTAAAAAATTTATTTGATTTAGACCACTCATCTAGACCTTTTCTAAGATCTGCTAATTCAGTTGGTCCCATGTCAACTTTATAATACTGTCCCCCTATCTTATTTCCAGCAGAGTCAACAGCTCCCACAGGATGCTTTAAAGTTTGAAAACCATCAACGGATGCTTTAGCTAATTCAATTTGTTTTGCATCCATTAATTCATCGACAGAATTAATGACTCTTCCAATTCCTCCTTGAGCAGCACTAGAAACAAGATCAGTATCTCCTCGAGCTGATCTAAGAGCAGATCTTAACTGTTGTAATTCTCCAATTCCCATTCCCCCTTCTGAAGCTCTTTTTTTAATTGTATCGAATAAAGCACCACCATATTGAACAAAAGGATTATCTTTAGCTAAATTATCAATTGTGTCAACTATGGGTTTAATATCAAATATTGCTTTACCACCAATAGTTTTTTCAGCAACATCATATAAATTATTAGCCTCTGTTTTAAATAACGTAGCGGCAAGTTGAAGATTGTCGGTAAATAACTCTGGCACTTTTTTAGAGGGGACAAATCTTGCTTCATATTCAGCAAGTTCTTTTTTTACAATGTCATTAAGATGTTTTTGTGATAGTTTAAAAGCTTTATCTGGATCAGCCAACTCCGAAGCAATATTTCTTGCTATAGCAGAGTTATTGTCAGCTAACATTTTTAAAGCTTGTTCTTCGCTTAATATTCCTTTATCTAATTTTTTTAAAGTATCTTGCACATAGCCAAAATTAGCTCTACCAACATTAGGATTAGGAGCTATTTTTTCATTTACAGCTAAAGTTCTAGCCGCCAAAGATTTGCCCGTAGCAGCTTGTATCGTAGGTTTTGCACCTTCTGATATTAATCTAGAAAAATCAGCAGAAGCTTCCTCTCTTGCAGCTTGTTTTGCCGTAACACCTGGTTCAAAAAAAGAACT